GATATATACTTATTATGCAAATGTTGCAGTCATTGAGTCTCCGTCAACGTCTGTGCCATCTTTATCTAATGACATCATAGTTGCCCAAACTCTAACTTTACCGTTTATTGCTCCAGTTGCGATAGTCAATCTGATGTCATCACCAGATGAATATGCTTCAGGTGCAACTAAAAGATCTTTTTGACCTGTTGCAGTTGGTGCTACTTCGTTAACGTATTGATCTGGATCTCCAGAATCTCCGATAGCGATTGTACCACTGTTTCCAGCAGTATCAGCAACCAACACATCAACACCCGCTGATAATACTAAAGTATTAGCTGGGATGCCGATAACGTCAAAAGTGTCTCCACTTGCCGCTGTTGTTGTAGCAGTAAAGTCTATAATTTCTGACATAACTCTTAGCTTGTCAGAAGACGCTTTTAATATTCTATTTGAATTAGAATTATTATAATTAGCCATTGTCTATATCCTCCCTACTATTATGATAATGTTACAACGCCAGATCTTACACCTTCGTCTCTAAGGATTTTTCTTCCGTAGACGTGTAAGCCTCTAACGATGTCTGCGAATGAATCAGGGTCTCTGATTAATTCAGTTTTTGCTATATGGTTAGCAGTTGCTACAGCTGACATATGTCCGTATAAGAAAATATGTTCTGTTGAACCAGATGCAGTTCCGAATACATGGTTTGTAGCATCACTAGCACCACCATTTACGATAGCGTTAGTTGTGTACATATTAAAACCAAATAACGGTCTGTCAGTCACTAAACCATTTCTGATTTGTGATGCAGCACCATCATTCATTACTGATTGGTCCATTAGCTTACCACTTGCAATTCTAAGATTTTCATAGAATTTTGGTGGAGCAACTAACCATCTGTTTTCTTCTGGTACGTCATTCTTATCAAGAACAGTCTTAGCTTGTGATACAATTTTAGCTAAAGTGTCACCATCTGTTCCACCAGTTGCTGGTGAACCATCAGTTCCTGTGTTAGAATCTGTTGACGCATTGTCATAGATGAACTTAAGCACGTTGTAGTCATAAGACTTCTTAAGTGAATATGCACCTGAAGAGGTTGCAAGAGCTTCAAAGTTTACATGAGATTGTCTTTCTTCAATATCATCTACTTTAAAAGCAAAGTATGAACCTTGATCTACTACCAAAGTTAATTGATCGTCAGCTAAATCTTGTGTAGATACAGCTGTACCTCTCGCATAATCTTGAACGGTAATAGTAGGTTCTTTTATTATTTTAACTGTGTCGCCAAAATTTTCAATTTCTCCAGCGTAATCAGTGTTAGT